TCAAGCGAGCCCTCCTCCGGCGGGTGGGGCATGATCAGAGGGCGGCGTTGCCTGTGGCGTGGTGGTGGGCGTAGGCACGCCGGCATTCGGGGCAGTCTGAGGTGGGGCGTCGTCGTCGGAGGAGATTGAGATACCGGCGAAGGAGAGCTTCTTGCCGGCATTGTAGATATACGAGGCGATGCCCGCGTAGATGATGGCGTTGAGGCCCACGCCCTGCCAGGTGATAGGAGTTGTGGCGAAGATTGCGCCGATGATGCCGAGGAAGAGGGGGATGAGCACATAGAAGCGCTTAAAACGTTTTGCGGAGTCGAGTTTTCTAAGGACGGCCGTGAGTGCAATTATGCCGGCGATGAGGGCGAGGTTGATGCCGAGAGTTTCCATATCCATATGTTTGTTCTCCTTACTTACGAGACGATGACAATTGAGGGCTGAACATTGGTCGTGAATTCGGGTTTGAGCATTTTGAGGTTGAAGCCGTCGGTATGGGTTCTGGCCGGCCAGGGGTCGCGGTAGATAAGGGCACCGGCGGCTTCGTCGAAGTTCACCACGCAGAGGTAGTGGCGAGGCTTTGAAAGGTGGATCATGACGGCGGAGCCTGCGCGGATGGCCGAGACGACATCGTTCCAGGAGGCGTTCATCTCGATGGCGGCGTGGGCGCCAAAGACTGTTTCGAGGGCTTTGGGGTAGAACTGGATGATTTCGTTGTCCATGTAGGCGACGGGGTCGATGTCGGGGCGGGTGGATTTGAGGGTAGAGACGTTTTTGGGGTCGTTCATCCAGAGGGTGAGAGCATCTTCGCCCTGAAGTTCGCCGCCGCCGGGGAGCCGGATGTGCACGTCATGGCCGGTGACTTCCGAGGCGATGGTACCGGAAGTGGGACCACAGTTTTCGAGCCAGGATGAGAGGCCGCTTTTCCTGAGGATGGCCTCGACCGAGTTGTCGGTCTGGACGCGATGAGTGGTGCGGTCATTCCATCGCAGAGTTGACATACGACCTTCTCCCTTTTGAGGGACCGAAGCGGGGCGCGGACCCTTCTTGGTTCCTCGAAGAGATATAGCTTTTTTTATCTTCCGCGGCGCATGAGGCTTGCGAGGTAGCTGTCGTACTTATCGAGGGAATCCGAGATTTCCCTGTGGGCGTCGGAGACATTGCCATTTGATTTTCCGTCACGGATGGCCTCGAGGGAGACTTTGACTCCGACGAGGATAGGGCGCTGGATGCGGGCGATGGCCTCGAGGTCTCCGGCTCGGAGGGAATCCATTTTCACGAGTCGTGCGACATCGCGGCGCATTCGAGCGAGGGCCCGGATCATTGCGACGAGGCTGCCGACGATCACGCCGGCGATAGCGACGAGGAGTGCATTTACGAAGGTGGAGATCATGAGTGTAGTACCTCCCCAGAGGGTGATGATGCTTCAGCCAGAGCTTGCCGGTATTCACCTTCGAGGTGGCATCGCCACCAGGGGAAGGCGATGGCGCTGCTAAAGAGGGTGAGGGGCGTCATGCGGAAACTCCATCCGGTCGGGTAGGCCAGGTGATTGACCAGGGAAAACCGACCTGCTCGGGGACATCGGCGAGCGCCTGGTTGTAGGAGTCCCATTTTGCGATTGAGGCGGTGATGTCGGAGGTATCGGTTCCAGCGGTCTTGGCGGCGCGGAGCTTGCGATTCAAATCTGCGATTGCGTCATCTCCGGGGGCATATCGCGCAGTGCGCTCGTACCGCATGTTGAGCGCCTGGATGGTGTCGGCGGTTGCTTGGGCGATGTCGCCCATCGTGACCTGTTCGGTGAGGGTGAGTGGGGTGAGGGAGAGGCCGTCGAAGGCTGTCGTATCCTCGACGAGCTTGTAGCCCTTGGGCCTTGAGTCGAGCTTGTCGCGGATGCGCTCGTTAGGAGTCTTGTCGCGGATATACGGCGTCCCATGGGCCGTGTCGAGGACCTGCGAAGAGGCCACTATCACGAGGCCCGCTGTGACCTTCTCTGAGAGGCTCATGGGGACGACGTCCTCTCCGTCGAGTTTGTAGCCAGATGGAATGGAAACGAGTCCCGAAGCCACGCGGGCGGAGAGGGGCTTTATCACCCACGCCGAGTCGAACTCGTCACGGTGCATCCCCACCACCCCGGCGAATCCGTCAGGGAACTCCACGGCACTGGAAGGGAGTTCGTCGCTGCATCCTATGCTCTCGAGCACATTGTCCTTGAAGGTTCCATAGATCATTTTCGACTCCTTATGACTGCCGCTGCCAGATGCGAATAGTCCTGTTTATGGGTCGCGCTTCACTCCCCCCATCAGACGCTATCGAATGCGTATGACTTATGTCGGTGGCATTCGTAGAAAATCCATAATCCGCATATTTCCCTTTACCTACATATCCGTTCCACGAGGTATCAGTTGAGGTATTCATGGAATGGCTGTGTGGGTTATTACCACTCATTCCGCCAGACACTCCACCGTGGCTATGGCTGAGGTTTTGTGGTGCCTGTTCCCCTTTTTCAAAGGCCAGCGCATTTCCACCCTCGGCCCGAAAGAAGTCGCCCGCGAAGTTTGATGAGATGTTCGACCACGTTCCCATCATGAGGTCGCTTGGGAGGCTCATACCGGGGAACTGGATATAGACGAATCCGACAGGCACCCACATCTTCGCAGCGTCGACGCGAGAACCGAATTGCGCTTGCGTGAGCGGCCCGAGCATGGAGTTGATGGCGTCGGCCAACGCGACGAGGTTGCCGTGCACCTCGCTCGGGTAGAGCGGGCGGCCAACGATTGTCCCTTTTGAATCCGAGTAGGCTTCGGGTTTCTTCAGAAGCGTATAATCAAATCCAGCCATAAGGAACCTCCATCAAAATGCACCAGTTGCATTCACAGAAAATACGCAGCTAGATATTGACAATGGCCATAGTCCCTGCGGGCCAGCGCCATATTGGTCGAGTAAAAATCCGATAAAATACGTGGTTGTAACCTTAATCGTAATTACGACATATCCATCTGTTGATTTATAGGCGCCACAGACATGCGATCCATACGTCCCTATGTTGATGACCTCATTGCTAGATTCATATGGATAGCCAGAGATCCACGCGTCTATTGGTATTGATTCGCCGTAAGAATACCCTTTAAAATGAACCGCAAACATTACATTGTTCATTGGCTCGTTGGTTTTCAAGTGATAATATCCAGCGCCCTTGTCAGCACTGGAATCATAAAAGTCATAAAAGCCCAATCGCATTCTGTTATTTACCCGAACTTCATCTTGTACAAATACCTTATTGGTTGTAACGTTATCATATGCATCCAGAAAAAGTTTTCGTTCGTTATAGTTGTTTTTAGCCCAGGGGATGCGGCTTTTGGTCTGTGCGGCGGCCATGGAGAGGTTTGGGGGGGCAGAGAGGTCGAGCATGAGTTCGTCGATTTTGCAGGTAAAGGCTCGGCCTGGGTTGATGGAGAGGATCATGGCTGCGCTGCCGCCCTGGTTGAATGCAGAGCGGGAGATTGCAACCTCGATGCCGCCCATGTCGATGAGGCCGTTGAGGTAGCCTGTAGAGGCGTCTACGCCGAGGGCGATGTGGGCCCATTCCGATAGTTCGCCCAACGTGTAGTTGTTCGCCTCCTCTGTACCGTTGCGCGTGATGTCGACGATGAGCTGCTTCTGGATGACCGCGGCCACGTAGGCCCTCTGTCCGGAAGTGCCGGCATCGAAATAGGCGTACGTCTCACTGTTACCGAGCGCCGTGTACTCCATGCCGCTCGTCTGCTGGATCGAGAGCTGGACAAAGGTCGCGGCATTCCCGACCTTGCAGATCACGCCCGCGCCGGTCAGGGCAGAGAAGGCGAAGAAGAAGTCGAGCCACCAGGAGCCGAAGAGGCCCGTTCCGCCGTCGTGAGTCAGGACGGGTATTCCGGAGAGACTGCCGCCTGAAACCGAGAAGGGGGCCATGGAGAGGATGGCAAACTCGCTCGTGTCGAGGGCGTAGCTTCCATCGAGCGTCCAGATGGCCGCGCCGGTCTGGTCGAGATAGTCGTCGTCGAAATGGGTGACGTGGGTATTCGTCGACGGGTACGGGATGCCGAGGTCGAAGCCGTTTGCGCGCCGGGTTTTGTTCGTGCCGTTTCCGATGGTGAGCGCCCCGGATGAGACGACCTGCGGTGTCTCAAGCCCTATGCGCGAGAGCTTTGCGAGGATGTTCCAGATGCCATTGGCATAGCGCTCGAATGAGATCCCGCTCTCGTTGAGATATGCCCGCTCGTTTCCCTCTACGTCTTCGGTTTTTCCACCAGCGAATCCGATATCGCTGTCGATGATGAGGTGGTCGGAGATCTGCGCCATGATGGCAGAGAGGATGCCGACCGCCAGCTTGTTCGCGGTAATCGAGTTCGCCGCGATGTCGCCCGTGTTTGTGCTGGTTGCGGCAGCGCTTGCGATGTTCGACCAATCGGATTTTGTTCCGCCCTTGGTGACGCGGCAGGCGCGGTAGTAGAGGGTCCTTGGGAGCGGCGCTTCAGTGGTTCCCGCAAGGGGAATATTGGCGTGGACAAAGAACTCGACCGTGGCCGAGGCCGCTCCGTCAGCGTCTGCCTTCCAGTCGCCTCCGTCGAGGCGAGGCGCGTACCAGGGTCCTGAGGCCGCCTCGGCGACCTGAATGCTGTAGTGATCGAAATTGGTGAGGTTCGCCTGTTTGTCGATGGAAAGGGAGATGGCGTGAAAACCCGAAGTGGCAGAGATCACGGGAGCGACGGGGTTAGTCGTTCCTCCGCCCTCCTTGAAGCCGGTCATGATTTCGATATAGGTCGGGCGCAGGGCGATGGCCGAAAGGGCGTCGTTGGCGGTGCCCTGGGCAGCATCGACCTTGTTCGGGAGGCTGGCGCCTTGCGTTGAGTCAGTGGTGTTCGCCGTTGTTTCGGTGTTCGAGTATTCGGTTATTGCCTCGATCTCGTAGGTATAGGAGCCATCGGTTGCATAATTGATCTGACGAATGCGGCCATAGCCGGTTTTGCCGAGCCTCACCGAATCCTTGACCATCACATAGGAGCCGAGGTCGAAGAAGACGAAGCTCTTGATTTTGAAGGAGAGGACATTGTACTTGTAGTAGTTTTTGAGAACGGTGGCGAGGCTATCGGCCTCGGAGCGGGTTGAGATGTACTCGCACGTATATTCATAGATGTCACGGACATCGCTGTTGATCTCGATGGTTGTGGTGTTTAGGTCGCTCTGGACCCAGACGGTTCCAACCGCCTTGAGCTTATGGATGGTCTGCGTGGCGCCTGATTGATTCTGGTATGAAAAGAGGCACTTTTTGCCGTGGTTTTCGAAGGGGGTGACGAGGGAGAGGCCCGTGTCTTCCTCTTTGAGCGCCGCGTCGAGCACGTCGAGGATTGTCCAGGAATCGTTCTTGTAGGTCGAATAAACGATGCCTGAGGCGTCATCCTTGTCGGGGTAGTATTTCCCCGATTCCACGTCTATTGAGCAGTCATAGCCGTTCTTCGCGCCTGTAGTATCCTCGAAGACGGTAAGGCCTGTTTTTTTCTCCTTCTTGTACCAGGTGAGCCTTACTTCGTCATAGCTGCCACGTTTCTTCGTGTTTTCGAGGGAGATGATGTTTGAAGTGGTGTTTCCAATTTCGTTGAGCAACTCATTGGATATATCCGAGAAGGAGGTTGGGCAGGCGGCGAGGTTGTAGAGCTCAAGCTTTCCCTCGCGGTTGAAGAAGAAGAGGTAGCCCGCCTCGAAGAGGACCGTTTTGAGGATATCATAATAGGTCTTTTTGTCGTCAGCGGTGATACAGAGGTAGGGGACGACGGTGGGGATGGCCGGGCAGGATGATGCGAGTTCGACGCCCGCGGCCGAGCATATCGCGTGGACGATGGAGGTGGTCTGGGCGGCGGGAGTGCAGATAGCATAGCCTGACCAGTTGATGGTTGACGGTATGCATTTCTTGAGCTTCGAGAGGGTGAAGTCCTCGACAGTGAGCTCGGTTGCCTTGATTCTGGCGGGGCTTGGAATGGCTTTCATGACGGGGCTGATGATGCCGTTCATGAATGGCTTGGCATCCCTCATGATGGAGCAGAAGACGGGAGCCGTGGTCGTGAGGAGCACATCGAGGAGCGGCTTGTAGCCAATAACGGAGAACTTGGCGGAGTTCGTATTGGGCTCGAGGCCGTCGCTTCCGTGGAGGGAGTAGGTCATCGAGACGCTGTTCCTTACCACATAGGGGCTGATGTCGATCCAGCTTACTCCGCCGTCGTAGCTCACGGTGATGGTATAGGTAGGTGCCATGCTAGTATCCCAGGACTCCGTATTCCTTGAGGGCTTCGGAAACGACCTCGGTCACGTGGAGGTCGAAATCCCGCTCGGTGACAAAGGTCCCATAGAGGTAGTTGTTGATGTAGACGGCCTGGGGGCCGGTATAGGAGGCGGAGGAACCTCCACTAGATCCGGACGACTCGCTACCCTCTTCGGTGAGGTCGCCATAATCGATCTTCGAGAGGTCGCCGGCGGTTTCCGCGGTGCTCGATATTTGCGAGATGTTGACGAAGGGAATTTTATTGAGGAGGTTGATGATGCCGTTGAGGAAGCTTACGAAGCCGTTGTAGATTTTGTTGAAGACCTCGTTGATTGCGTTGTAGACGGGGACAATGATGGTGTTGTAGAGCCAGACGAAGACCCGGCCAATGAACTCAATGATGGGCTCGAGGAGCCTGAGGGCCGGGGTGAGGAGGCTGCCGATCAGTTTGCCAACGATGGTGAGCATGCCGGCGAGAGGGTCGAGGATGCTGTTGACGACGGGGGCGAGGACCGCGACGAGGCCGGAGAAGACCTTCTCGAGTCCCCAGAGTATGACGCCCAACGGGCCGCCATATTGGACGATACTCGAGATGAGGGATCCCATGTTGCCGGTATTGTCCGTGGAGGATTCAAGGAGCTCTGATCCTGAATTGGAGACTACGTTGTCGGCGCCGAGGTCGGAGGATTTAAGCTGATCGGTGATGTCGTCAAAGGTTTTTTTGATATTGGCCTCGAAGAGGTCGAGATAGGAGAAGTCGCTCAGTTTGGTTGAGACGGCGTCGAGGCTTGTGTGGCTCGTGACGGCGGATGCGTTGAGCTTGCCCTGCTCCTCCTGGTAGGCGGGGCTTGAATAATAAAGGAATTGCTTGGTGAAGTCGTCGAGGCCGGCCGTTGCCTTTTCAAATTTTTCGCCGGCGGATAGGTTCGCGTTGGCTGCTTCGGCATAGGCGTTGAAGTCGACATTGCGTACGGCCGTTTCCTGTGCCATGGAGGCCTGCACCGAGGCGATCCATGCATCGGCCTCGGAGGTTTCAGAGCTTTGGGCGCGGCTTCCGCGCTCCTTTCCCTTTCCGCCGGTAGCGGATTCGAGTTTTTTCCGCTCCTCTGCCATTTTTGCATCGATCGAGGCGAGGGTATCGTCGAGGCCGGTCACGCCGGCGATATCGACTTTCCCGACGAAGGCGATTGTCTTTCCCTTGAGGGCCGCGGCGACCTTGTCGTAGGCGGAGATGATGCCATTTATGAGCGCGCAGGAATCGTTTGCGAGTGCGGAGATGGCGTCCTCTATGTTTTTGACGACCCGCAGGGCGACGTCCTCGATTTCAAGCCAGAGAATTTTGAGGTTGCCGGCCTGGATGATGAGGGTAGTGACGGAGGTGACGATGAGGCTGATGACGCCAGCGATGGGGTTGATGGCTGAGAGGATGGCAGTGATGGAAGCACCGACCACGGCGGTGGCGCTTACGAGGTTGTCGCGGGAGGCGTTTATCCAGGAGAAGAGTTCGGTGAGGCCGTGCACGACGGGGGTGAGGGCGTCCGAGGTGAGCTTACCGAGTTTTTCCTTGAAGTCGGTGAATGCGAGGCCGAGGTTGTGGGTTGACTGGAGCCAGCCAGAGGCCATGGCGTTGGAGGTGGCCGAGAATTTCTCGGTGATGAGGTCGACAGCGTCTCCAGCCTTGAGCTGAGCCGCGGAAAGGGAGCCCAGTTCGGGAATGAGCTTCTCGAGTCTGCCACCTGTGCCGGCGAAGGTCGCGTTGATCTTCTGGAAGGAAGAGTCGAGGGAATCGCCCGTGACGTTCGAGAGGGCGATCGAGGCGTTGGTAATACGCTCGATGTCGCTGTCACTTTTTCCGAGAGCGGCGAGTTCGGCGACGAGGTGTTCGACGGATTCCTTTGATTCGAGGGTTTTCCGCGAAGCGCTGTCGATAAAGCCGGTGAGGCGTTCGAAGGAGCTTTCATTTCCGCCGAGCGAGGCCTTGAGGGAGTTCATAGTGCGCTCGACGGTGCCGAACTGGTTTGCGAGGTCGACCGCTCCCTTCACCGCTTCGCTGACGCCGACGCCTATGGTCGAGAAGAGCGTGAGCTTTTCGAGTGACGAAAAGGTTTTCTGGACGCCCTGTGCGGCGTTGTCAAGCGACTTGAGCGACGCGATGACGCCGCCGATTCCGGAATCGGTTTCGTTTTTGGCTTTTATCTTGATGGTCGTATCGCGATCGCTCATCAAGAGATATAGCTATTTATGACTGAGTGATTGCCTGCTGCCGTTCCTTGAGGTAGTCGATGTAGGTGTCCCTAAGGGCTTCGAGGTAGCGCGTTGGCCAATAGGGCCAGTCGCAGAAGGGGCCAGCGAAGGGGGGATAGGCGAACTGTCCTGAGTCGGCGACGCGGAGTGCATCGTACCATTTGAGGTATAAGAGCCAGGACAAATAGGCGTCACGGCTTTCGCGGTTGAGAGCCGTGACGACGACAAGTCCCCTGAAGTAATCGGAGGCGATTGCCGTGAGTTCCGTCAGCGCATCTTTGCCGCCGAGGTTTCCAAGAAAGGGAAATAGACTTCAGCCGTTCGTCTGAGGAGCTCATTGTTTTCGAGGATGAGGCTCGCGAGTTCCGCGTTGCGCTTCACATCGAACGTATGCGAGACGATGAGGCTCGAGAGGTTAGCGCTGAACCACTGCATAATGGCGACGCTTCGCGCGTTTTTGGCGATTTCCTGCTCGCGGGTGAGAGGTGGCACGGGCTTCGTTCCGGAATCCGGCGTCGATGCCGGTTCCACTTTGGCATGGCCTGTCTTGGCCGCTTCCTTTTTTTGCGCCTCGGGCGGCTCATCGTCGTCGGTCGCGAGGAGCTCCTCGTGCTGGAGGTCGAGGTACTGCAGATAGGTTGGCTCCCTGAGGACAGCCGAAGCCTCTCCGCCACTGAAGAAGTCGGAATAATCGACGGTGACCGTCGAGAGGATGCCCCTCACGGCATTGGCATTGATACCCATTGTTGCTAGCTCCCTTCATCCTCAATATTTCGCCGACGTCCCATCACAGATTTCAATCGTCACACCCTCGCTCCCCGAGTTCTCCGTGACGTTGCCCTCGATCTTGGCCGTGAGCCTGTCCTTCGAGGCAATTGACGTGGCGCTGTCCTGAATGCTTACCTTTGGGCACGTGATTCCGATCTTGTAGGGATAGCCGGTCGCTATGAGTGCCGGGGACTGCCAGGAGAGAGCCACCTCTGCGTAGGCGTCCTTCTTGGCGAACGCTTTTCTGATGGAGTCGATGGCGTCGTCCCAGTAGGCCGTGACCTCGAACTTGCCGGTTTTTTCTCCGTGGAGTGGTTCGAGGGAATAGAGGCCGGAGCCCTGCGTTTTCCCTGGATCGTCGAGGCCCATGTCGAATTCGGCGGATATGGACTGGACGAGGCCGTTGATGTCGGTACCGCCGATCGAGATGGTGCCCTCGAAGGTCGAGAAGCTTTCGAGGCTGGGAGTAGCGAGGCCGGAGGCGAGGGCCTGATCGTCGAGTTCCTGCTGTCCCTTCCAGGAGAGGGTAGCCTTGATTGGTTCTCCCGCCTTGCCTTCGAGTTTGAGACTCGATAGTATGAGGCCGACGTAGCCGACGATACTTGCGCCGCGATCGATGAGGATCGAGGCGGGCTGCTGGCTTGCGCTCTGGGGAAGCGCGACGAGGGTGTCCTTGTAGACGCCCGTCGCTACGCTCGTGGGATCGGCGGCTTCCAGAAAGCCATATTTCAGGATTTTGAGATTCTCCGGTTTCAGGATGAGCGCCGTATCCCCCGAGACCGATATTCCGTTGAGCGAGAGGGCTTTCGCGAATTTGGATACGAGGAGGGTTTCCTCCTCCTTCTTGTCCACGTTCGCCTTGAGGGACTCGCTCGTGTAGTTGAGCACCGAGTCCATCTTGGCCAGGGTGCCATACACGCTCTCTGGCCCTATCTGCAGTACCTTGTTGACTCCTTTATACATTGCCTTTTCCCCTTACTCCATATAGCGTTCAAAAAGGTCCCTATGATCGGATTTCGGTATCGGCCGAGATGCCGATGGTTGCCCATCGCTGGTTTCTGTCAGCTCCGAGTGCCTCGTAGAACTCGATGTCGCCTGAGAGGCGGTACCTGTCGAGGTGGCCATTCACGAAGACCACGAGTTCCTTCACGTAGTTGTACAGTTCGTAGCTTGCGAGCTCGTCATCGTCGGTCTTCCGCGAGGAGACGACGAAGAGATCGACGTGGAGTTTGGCTTCGTAGGTGGAGAAGGATCCTCGGTCGTTTTCAGGAGTGAGGGCCCCAGGGACGATGAAGAGGGCAGGGCGGAGGTTCTTCGCGATTGGATCAAAGAAGCCGACGTAGAGGCCAGCGAAGTCGTCAAGGGGGATGGCATCGGACGAGATTTTTGCACGGATGGCGGGGAGCTCCGAGGCGAGGGCAGTCCTGAGTTCGGTCACGAGCTCGCCTACAAGCTTGAAGTCGGTCACCATTTCCGTGCTCCTATATCTTGAACATCCGGGACACCTCGCGGTCGACGACGCGGTCGATGTCCTCCTGAAATTCAGGTGAGTTTACATAGTTGAGAGCGACGGCGAAGAAGTCATGCGCCTTTATATGCACACTCCGGACGCGGTGCCAGTCGCCGTTGGAGCCCTGGAAAAGGAGGAAATCGTTTCGCGTGGGCCTGAGCTCTTCTCCATAGTTGATGGGGATGAACTTGTAATGCTGCTTCGAGGCGACCCCGAAATAGGCTACTTCGCCCGATTTCGCGCTTGCAAAGATGGCTTTGTAGAGGTCGCCTCTGGCAGTATGTATGCCTGAGGCCTTGTATGCCTTTCGGAGCTTTGCCCGTCCCTTCAAGCTCACCCGGGAGAGAATCTTCCGGTCGAGGTCCGGCATGCAGAGGCCTAGCGCGCTGACTTCCTTCTCGACATCGTCGAGGTTGCTTTCGATCGAGAGGCCAACCATTCCGCTCATACTGCCTCCCGGTAGCGGTCGACGAGGTCGAAGTACTTGTAATACCGCGAGGGGTCGAGGCTGATGGCACCGCCCGCCCCATAGTTGATGTTTGTCGCGATGCCTGCGGAGCCCACATTCGCCAGGAGCGCCTGTGCAATGAGCGAGATGGCGAGCGTTATAGACTGTGGCACAGTATCCTGGGTGAGTCCCGCCGTGTAGGCGACGACGAGTGCATCGCTCCGCGCGGGTGGCGAGACGAGGACGAGGAAATATCCGTCGAGCGAGTAGGCATCGGCGGGGAGCTTATTGCCATTCAGGGCGACCGTTTCGACCTTCGTGATGAAGTAGCCAGGGAGAGGGAGGGCCCGGTCGATGAAGCCATCGAATGATCGAGTCCGGGTTGAGGACTCGAGGGAATACTCGAGGTGCTCCTCGATGATCGACTGGGCAGTTCCGAGTGCTTCCGTAAGGAGAGAATCGCTCTGCCCCGCTCCGATGAGTGTTCTGTAGGTCTCAAGGCTTACGAGCATTGCCATGCCTGGAAAAGGAGCGTCTGGCGGGCCTTTGGTGGGCCCGCCAGACGCTGGTCTCCTACTTTGCGAGAAGGGCGTAGCCGTTCGTCTTCGAGATCGGCTTCCCGTTGTAGAACATGGTTGCCCTGAAGAGGCGCTGGGTGCTCGTGGCCGAGACGATGGGCTCGACGACCATCTGCTCGGCGATGCCGACTCCAAAATTGGAGAGTGGGCCGGCCACGGCGAGCACGGCGCCGCTAGCGGTGTTGCTGGGGGCGTACCCCGTGGCGATGACGGGCATGCCGAGGATGGCGCCGGTCATGAGGAATGCCGCCTTGAGAGGAGCCGATTCCGTGCTCGTGTCGGCGAGGAGTCCCGCGAGGAAGGTCGGGTTGAGGATGAGGATGGCATCATCCCACATGTCCTTGGCGTCGAGGACGATCGTCATGATGTCGGTCCACGTGGGTTTTCCCGCCGCGGCGCAGGTCTCGGTGAGGGAGAGCGCGGCGGCCGCGAAGAAGCCAGTCATGAGGTTTCCCGTGCCCGCACCCTGCATGGCTCCGCTCGCCATGCCCTTGCCAAAGGCCTTCTCGAAAATCGCGGGGAGCTGCGCTTCGATGTTCGCTCCGCTCATGAGGAGAGACTCGGCGCTGATCGGCAGCAGCACTACGTGCGCCTTCGGTTTCACCTCGCACGAATCAAGGGTCGTCGCTGTGTCGTTCGTGATGTCGCCGTTTTCGGCTATCACCGCTTCGTCGGGTATCCCGATGAGCGGAATAACCGTCTCTGCGTTCGGACCAAAGAAGTATGAAAAACCCTGTGTGATCTTCGAATAGTTCTTGATGCCGTCCGATACGAGGTTCGGCACGACTTGTACGGTCCCCGTGGTTCCGATCGTCACTGCCCGGTGCTCGGTCGCCGCCTGGACCATCGCCTCCTTGAACGCCCGGTAGCACGGCTTCACGTCGTCTTCCTTCTGGCGCCCCGGCGCTTGAGCGCGCTCGCGTTCGAGGTCTTTCTTGAGCGCCGCGCCAGCATCGTCCAGCGAACGCTTCGCTTCGTCGAGCACCTTGGCGACCGCCGCTTTTGCCTCATCAGCGATGCTCCGCTTTGCCCCCTCGAGCAGCTTGGCGTTCGCTTCGGTCGCCCCCGTGGCGAGCGACCGCTTCCCCTCTTCGAGCGCCGCAGCCAGGGCCGTCTTGGCATTGTTGGCCTCGCCCTCAAAGGCGGCCCTGATGTTCGCCTTGAGCTTCTCGGCTCGCTCTTCGTCGCTCAGCTTCTCGCTCGCGGGCTTCCCCGCCCCCTGCGGCTCGGCGCCTCTCGTATGCATCATGGTCATCGCGTTCATACTCTTCTCCCTTTTGTCAAAACATTCCCTCGAGCACGTTCTCGAGTGTATTCGTGTTCGCGGCGGTGGCCGTGGCCGGGGCCATCGTGTGAACGGCGCTCGTCTCGAGCAGCTCGTCGAAAATGCTATCGATCACGCCGACCGGTTCGGCGTTTTGTCCTCTCCTGAGGGAGCGGGACCTCGCCTCGCTCTCTGTGGCGGGATATGCCGGAAACACCACGCCGAAGCTCACTTCGACGAGCGCTACCGACTTGAGGTAATGCGTTTCCGTCCCCGCCGTATCGTCGTAAGTCACATCCTCCTGGTCTATGAAAAAACCGAAGGACATGGTCGTCACATCCTGGCGCTTCACGCTCTCGTAGAGGTCGAGCGCGTATGACTGATTCCCCACGGTGAGGTCGCACTGCAGCCCCGCTGGCGTGTTCGTGAGGACAAGCATCCGGTTCGCGACGCGGCCCAGGATCTTCGAGGTGTCGTGCGAGACGAGTGCCTTTACATCGGCTCCGTCCGCGAGCGTCTTGTTGAAGGCGGTCGGGGTTATAACCTCGAAGTAGCCGAACCCGATGTCGACCGACAGCTGGTTGTACGGGATGAGCCCGATGATGTGTCGTTCGCCATTTCCGGTGTCCCGTATTTCGAGTTTGCAGGGAAGCACCCGCGTCACGAGCGTCTTGTCCATTCCATTGGTCCTCAAGGGGATATAGCTGTTTTTTTGCTTTCGGTGATGAGGCGCTCAATCGACCGCATGAACCGATCGTCGAGTGGAACCATCCGGGACTGGAGTTGCCCGTCGATGTCACGCGGGGCCGAACGTTTCCCCGCCTCGAGCTCCTCGAGCTTCGCCTTGAGCCAGTCCTCCGTGAGTGGTGGCGGATTCCCCGTCGGCGCCACATGAAGGTCGCCGAGGTCCCCGCCAATCGCGGGATACCCCGCCCGTGCCCGCGCCTCGTCGAGGGAGAGAAGCCCTCCGGCGAAAAGCTGGCACGCGATGGTGATCCTGCTCTTCGTGTCCGTCTGCACGGCTGCATCGTAGTCGTATGAAAGATCGATATTCGTGTCCGCGGGGGAGACGAGCCCCTTCCTCAGGGCGTCCTCGATGTGCTCGCCCAGGGGGCGTATGGTCCGCTCGAGGAAATTGGCTTCCCGAAGCTCGAGGGAGTTGTAGGGGTTCGTCCCGTCGATCATTTCTGAGGGAATTCCGTAGCATGCCGCGATCCGAGATTCGAGGAACTTGAGGAGCGACGAGAGTTCGTCGTGAGCGCTCACGTTCTGGTTCGTATCGTGGATCTTCGTATCCTTCGGCGCGAGCCCCGGCTTCCCCGCATTCATGGGCCCGGTGAGGTACTTGTTGATGAACGGGACGACTGCTTTATAGACGTCCTCGAGCGCCTGGTTTTTGTAGGTGTCACCGAGCTCAAAGAGGATCCGGTGACCGATGTTGTTATCGAAATTGTGCCGGATATAGTCGAGGAGGAGGTTGTTGAGCGCTATGAGGGGGGGGGAGGCCACCGACCGTGGTGACCGCCCGAGCGTTCCGTTGTAGCCGATCCCGGGATAGGGGATATGAATAACATCGTAGGATGTATGCTTCACGCCCTCGATGGTGAAGAGCTTTTCATGGGTGAGGGGATCGCGGCTCACGATGACTTTGGAACGGTCGATGATTGAGAGGGAGATGGGCACTCCATCAGCGTCCCGGTTCTTGTAGAGAAACGCATTTCCAGCGAGCATGTGGCGGATCATCGTGCTCCAGAAAAGTGAGCTCGATTCTTCATACGAAGGGTCCTCGATGAGCTTGAAGAGCGGGTGAAAGCTGGCGAGCACCTGACCGCCGCCCTTTATGTAGGCGATGAGGTGGAGCGGTATCGTCGAGAGCGTATTGACTATGAGGTTCTCGCAGGCGACAGCAGTGGGATTTGCGCCTTCCGGAACCTGATCACCCGACGACGCGTAGATGCTCCCTGTTTCAGGATAGAATGACCGCTGTTCTGCGCGCTTTCCGCCGAAGCGGATTTCAAGCTTTCCGATTCTCACATGGCATATAGCTCTTTTCCCTATTCGATGTCGGGGAGTGCATCAAGCTCCTCCTTCGAGGGGACCTTGAGCAGGGCGCCGCTCTTTGGCAGGTTGTCGACGAGCACCTTGAGACCGAAGAGACTCTGGTCGATGCCGTCAATCCGTGCCGCTGACTGCGCGCCTCCTGGCTTCACGAAGTGCATGTTCATGTTCTTGTCCCGGAATACAGACGCCTGTGAACGCTGCCAGTCCATGATCGGGTTCGGATCAATGACCTTGCCCGTGAGAACTGAATCATAGTAGAGCGTCGTCGCCGGCCCCACTTTCCCGTACCCCTGCTCAAAGTCGACGAGCTTGTTGAAGAGTTCCACGTCGTGTTCCCCGAGATACTCCTTGAGTGCCATGCCATGGGCCGGGTCGATGGCGAAGGCCATGACGTCGGGGAACTGTTTATGCCACTTCATGCACTCCGCCCCCACTTCGGCCATGTTGATCGTCCCGTCCAGCGCGCCATCGTGGCTCGCAATGAGGAGCCCCTCGTCGATCCAGCCCCGGAGTTGCTCGCCCTCGAGTACGAGCTTCTCTTCGAGGCGGCCGTACGGAATGAAAAACCTATGTAGGAAGTAATACCGGTCGACCGCCTGGATATAGAACACCATCCCGATCGCGGTCCAGTCGGTCGTTCTCGAAAGATCGCCCGACATGACGCATGGGCAGGTCTTGAGTTTCTCAGGGCTCAGAAGCTCCCTGTATTTCGTGTAGTTGTCAAGGCACTGTTGCCATTCGTCGTCCCTGATCCGCTCGTCCGAGAAGGTCGACCACTGATTGAGCATATATGCCCTGAAGCTCGCCAGGTTCACGGGCATGCTCTTGAGGTCGGTGAGCCCGTCCTGGATTTTCGAGGAGGGCCTCACGACATCGATGCTCGGGTTCGCCTTGATCCAGGTCGCCGGATTGTTGAAGTCGTCTTTCTGATCGAGCTCATACACAATCGGGAGATACCGCCCGACCTTGGCCTTGCCGGCGAGCGTGAGCAACGCCCGATCATATTCGAGTTTGCCCGGATTGGTGAGGTTCGTCTCCGCGGTCGTCGCATAGATCGTTATGGCGCCACGCTTGTTCTGTCCAGAGGTGAGTTTCGTGATGATCTCGCGGCTCTTGTACGACGCTATCTCGTCGAAGAAGAGGAAGTCCGGATTCTTGCCCTGTGCCGACTTGATCCTGGTCTCCGGGAAGCAGACGATCGTCGTGGCATTCTCCCGGTAGAGAATCGTATGCCCCCGCTCATTCACATAGATCTCGTCGAGTTCGCGCGCTTCATTGAGTTCTGGCGTATTGTCGATGATGCCGAGAATCACCTGAAAGGCGATCTCGCACTGCTGGTAATCCGTGGCGACGAGAATCACCTGCCCGTTCCCGAGCTTTAGCATCAGGTAGAGGGCGAGCATCGAGGAGAACGACGTCTTTCCGTTCTTCTTGCCGATGAAGAGGAATACTTCCGAGAACACGCTCTCGGCCGTTCTTCTGTCCTTGAGGCCGAAGAGCAGTGCGATGAGGAATCGCTGCCAGTCGAGAAGCTCGAGCCGTGAGCCCGCCTTGTCGAGAACGAGGCCGCGGGAGAATGCCTCGATCTTCCGCGGCTCGGAGTCGTCGTAGACGTTGCCTTCGTCCTTGAGTGCCGGTTCGACAATCCGGTTCATTAGCCGCTTGATGGACTGGGGAACTTTCGCCGGATTTTTCCTCACCCAGGAGAGATAGGAGGAATAGAGCATGCCCCTCATGTACGCTTGTCTCCCCCGCCCGCCACCTCATCGAGGAGGGACTTCTTTTTCTTACCGGCCTGCGACATGCCGAGGGCGAGGTGGGCCCGGTCGCTCGGCGTGACGCCAAAGCGCGAAGCATAGAGGATGAAGAGACGTTCCCTGATGTTGAGCGCGGTTGAAAGGCCCCGGATGACCTTGAGGTCTTTCCCCGCGAGCGCGGAGGAAAGAAGCCCCTGAAGCCTGATCGTGTCCTGGTATGCCTCCATCATGCGTATGACGGAGGGCACGTCTTCCGCCGAAATCCTCCCCGACGCGCAGAGCACGGGGACAATGGCGTCCCAGGCATGAATCGCCTCTGTATCGGATATGGCTTTCGGCCGCTCGATATGAAGTACAGACGAAACGAATGAGGCTTCAACCCCGACTTGGCCGTCACGGCTCCGCAGGTTCCCTTCAAGCGCTTTTTCCCTGAGGCTCTTCTTCGGCCGGCCCCCAAAGCCGCCGGATCCTTGCCCGCCCACCTTGTTTCATCCTTTCCTGCCCCTTGATAATCGTCCGGCCCAAAAAAGTTTTTAATTTGGCTTTGTGTGTGTTTGATATGCGGCTGAGGTCATGATTTTAATTGGGTCTTTTTTTTAAAGACCCCCCTGGTCCCGCGCTTCCGCGCCAGAACCTCAGCGAGCGTAATCCTTGTGTGGCAATCATGACAGACAATCTCGCGGTTCGCTGGGGCAAAGAAGAGTTCCTCGTCTCCCCGCGGAGGAATAGGATGGTGGATTTCAAGCCGCTCCCTCGAGCCGCAGTAGACGCACCGTGCCCCGGAGGCCTTCGTCATGCCTTGGACTATGGCTCTCCATCTGGCCGTGCGATAGAGGTCATGGTTCGGACTCGGCGAGTGGGGAAACATCCCGGCAGTCGCAAGCCGACGGGCCATCATCTCGTCGTCTCGCTCCCTGCCCCGGACCTCATGTTGTTCGCAGTACCGCTTGTTGCCCTGAACAAGCTTCCCGCAACCAGGATACTTACAGAGGTGCATCTACAAATATAGCTTTTTTCTATTTTGACCTGTGCCTGACGGCATGACGAGTAGAATTTCTCACCAAGAATAACGGGCCCAGACGAGTATGGCCCGATGCTCTTCTATGCGGCATTTTAGTGACCGGAGTTGCCGGCTTTGTGAAACCCAAGCCGGCATGGTGGAAAACTTCCCTCACTGCTTGAGCAGCAGCTTCACCAATTCATCGAGGTGAGCGAGCGGGACCGCTGCAATTTCGCGGGCGATTCGTCGGCGTGTAGCCAGACTCCCCTGAATAGCTCCATTTCTCGCCGCAGCCGCGACGAGGTCGCGCGCCGCTGCCGACTCTGCCGCGATGTCTGCGTGGAGAGCCACCTTTCCGTCAAAGCGGGGTATCGGAAGCTCAAGCGGAACTTTTTCGATGCCGCGCTCTCCGAGCAACCCTTTGGGTTGGAAGGGACGAATCGCTTCGAGCACTATTTCACTATTTAATATACCAGATAAATATTCACCCTCTTCTTTGGTTGTTACATTTAGATAATACATTTTATAATCAACAATAAAATCTTTATGGTTTCTTTTTTCAACTAATGTTGATGAAATGTTGCCTCCTATCGCATTATATAGCACCAGCCATTTCCCTATTGCTGACCGCTGTTTCAAGAGACCCTGTTGGTAATTCAGCCTTTGCTGCAAATTCATGTCTTTCTTCTGGCCGCGGTTCTTCGCCCAGGCCGCCTCTGCCTTCGCAAACCAGACGGCGCCGCCCCGGAGACCCACCCTGTTGAGGGCCGCCGAATCGGCGAGACTGGGCTTCCCCCCATCAGAAGCCGGAGGCAGGAGGGGAAGGACGATCCAGGGCAGTTTCTCCTCGACATAGAAGGGGAGGATGTGCTTCGAGAGGGCAGTCCTGTAGAGGAGGTCGCGCTCGACGCTCCCCTCGAGGAAGATGTCTTTCCACGGCGCCTTGCCATCGCGGGCTTGCTCGGGGTCGGTGCGGACAAAGAGCTCGTCCTTTTTGAGGTCCTCCGCCGAGGGCTCCTCGATGAAGTAGAAGTTGCGCGGCACGATGGTCGCGCCCTGGTAGAAGTCCTCGAGGTAGGGGCTCGAGCCACCCTTGGCTCCCGCTCCCCGCGTCCGGGCGAGAGCGTTTCGCGCGCCGAGCTCGGCGAGCCAGAGCTTCCCGTCCTCGTGGTCGAGGTAGGCCTTGGCCCGCTCCCAGGGGAGGTTCCGGTAGGCCTTCATGTCGCCCGACCAGAACTGGGCCGGCCAGCTCTTCCGATCCTTCCCTTTCTTAGCCTCAGCGAAGACCACGCAGGCGGGCACGTTGAAGAGTGGCCTCACGTCCTCGAGATCCCAGTACTCGCTCACCGAGCAGGTAGCTTTCCAGCCTCCCTCGCGGAAGACCGCGTGCTGGTCCGCGCTGAAGAGGCTCCGCGGCATGACAAAGCCCAGGTGCCCCCCCGCCGCTAGGTAGGTGTCCGCCGAGTGGACGAGGAAGACGGTCGCAAGCTCCATGTGCGTCATCAGGGCCTGGTTCTTGGGCGCGAGGGCGTAGCGCTCCAAAGCGAGGTGCTTGACCCTGGCCTGGTATGCGGGATCGGCGATGTAGCGATATGAAAGCCAGGGAGGGTTGCCCGCAACGACGTCGAAGCGCTTGCGGAAGAAGGCGGGGCGGTAGGTGTTCCTGAGTATGAAGCTCCAGATGTGGTCTTCCTTCGCCGCTATCTTGCGCTCCATGGCGCGTGCGAGGGCGAAGCAGGCGTTGGCCGCCTGCCCCACGACATCCTCGGGCAGCGAGGGAGTCTTGCGCCGCAGCGCGGAGAGAATGCTCTCGAGGCTCTCGGAATCCTCGTCAGCCGCGAGATGGGTGGCCGCGTCGGCGGCGAGGAGGACGAGCTCGTCGTAGATCTGCGCCTTCTGGAAGACAGCCCTCGGGATGAGGAATTTCTCCGCGAGGAAGTGCAGCTCCACGTTGTCCGCGTCGAAGCCGAGCACCTGCTGTTTGCCCGTGTCCTCCTCGAGCGGCATGAAAAGGCTGTCGGCGAGGAAGACAGGTATGACGACAGCCCGCTTCTTCCTCGCGAGCTCATCCCTGATCGCGAGGACGTAGTTGGCCCGCGATATGATGACCGCGAGGGGATTGATGTCAACGCCGACCACGTTCGAGAGTAGTTCGTCGAGCACGAGGTCCCAGTCCGCGTGGCTTCCCAGTTGCTCCCTCACTATCGCGATGATCTTGCGGAGGGCAGCCCTCAAAAAGCTCCCCGATCCGCAGGTCGGGTCAAGGAAGGAGGGAATGTGCCCCTGGGCGGGACCGAGACTCGACTCATCGAAGAGACGGTCCACGACGCGCTCGCAGAGCCAGTCCGGGGTGTAGTACTCGCCCAGGTCGTGCCGGCCCTTGGGGTCCACGAGCTCCTGGTAAAGTCCCTTGAGGATGTCTTCGTCGAGGAGGGAGAAGTCATAGGTCTTGAGCTGGTTGAGGACGCGGAGCCAGGCGCCCTCGAGCTCGTCGAGCACCGACGGGTTCCCCGTCCAGTGGAAGAAGTCCTCGTCCGCGAGGTTGAGGATGTTCTTCGACTTGAACCATTCGCCAGTCACGACGCCCCGGATGAAGGAAAGGTCCCCCGTTTCTGCATCCTCAGGCCAGAGCGCCGTCGCCACGAGGAAGCGCGCCAGGACGGAGAGGTAGCTGTGCCTGATGAAAAGGTCGAGATCGGCGTCCACCGAGCCATAGCTGTACTGCAGGTACTTGCCCCACTGCTCGAAGGCAGTCTCCACGTCGGAGTCAGCCTTGTGCGCGGTGAAGGCTTCCTTCAGAGCCTCTTGCAGATCGTCCCAGAGCGCGCCCTCGAGGCCAAAGTCCTTCTTGAAAGCGTCCGTCGTCGGCGCGAGAAGCTGCTCGCGGAAAAAATTCCGGTCGAGAAAATGGTAGAATTCGCCCAGGGCAGCCGGCTCGGCGCTCGAAAGGACGATCTCCTCCTTCGGGGCGAGTTCGATGTCACCCGGCTTGAGCTGAGCTCCGCCCCGCCTGGCCTTCGGGTGCCAGCAGACCCAGCGGAGGCCGTCAGTCACGATGCCGATATAGGGTCGCCGCCGCCCCCCCTCCTCGTTCCAGAGGCCGGATACGTATTCGCGTATCTGCCGGCAGGCCTCCTCGTACTTGGCCTTGACGCCGAGGTCGCGCTCGAATTCTATGACGAGGTTGCCGTAATACGCGTCTATGCTGCCCTTGCCGGGCTTTGTCTTGATGACGACACGGGTCTCTGAGCCCTCTATGTACTTCGCGACGGCCTCTTTCTGGGTGGGAAAGAGCTCGGAGAGAAGGACAAGGAATTTTTCCCGCTTGTAGGTCTCGTTCGCGCCCTGGCGCTGGACTAGGTCGCGATAATAGCCATCGATGGCGATTAGTCTTTTGGAAGCGTCACACATTTTCAATACGGTCCCTTTGCTGAGTGGTATCCAATGCTTGGCCGGCCTTGCTTCCGGTAAACAGAGATAGAATGGTACCTTATTATTGGGCGGTCAAGAAGTCGTTTTGCATTTTCATCAAGACATCGACGAATTAAGCAAGCACTTCCGATTGACCATAAACTCGAATAGAGAAGAGGAATTCCGAAAGGTCAAAACTGACGATGAGCAAGTATGGACATCAGTGACCATTGCATGGCGCACAGAGATATAGAGCATCAACGCTAAAGGATCCTATATTTGATATACATTACAATGCGCGAGAAGGGGGTATGAAGACAGGTAGCGCGGGGCGTATTAGATATGCTTTAATAGTTAGTATTATTGCACCTAAAATTATAGATATCTCATCAAAGATACTAGCGCGATATCCGGAACTGGTGTCTATACAGCCAAGAGTTGTCTTGCCCATATCATCAAAGTTATAAGGAACTAGTGTCTGGCTTTTAAAATATATAGGGTTATGCTCATGAGCACAGCGCGAATCCCAGTTCTCCCTGTTTCCAGTGGACGCCTGAGGGGATCGCTGGCTCGACTTCATCGTTCCCGGACTGCGAAGCTACGACAGGGGGATAGCCGTTCCAGATCGCTCCGGACGACGGTGCCCTGCCGCCGACCTTCCTGAGCGCCTCTACCCGCCGGACTTCCTCGTCACGGATCTTGCGCCTTGCCTTTTGAGAGAGATACCGATCCGGGGACCGTTTCGCATGATCGTCGGGCTTGGCCGTGAAACCGGCCGGCTGTGCAGCGAGCTCACTGCCGTCGTAATCGTCAGCGATCTCGGAAAAATAGAGCGTGGGCACGGATGAGCCGAGACACGAGAGCACCCGCAGCCTGATATAGGGCCCATAGAGCTTGATCATGAAGTGCTCATCTCTGAGGTAGCGTCTCACGATGAAGTCGGCTATCTCCTCGGCCATGGCTCCGATCTCGTCGGGGCGCCTGAAGGTTCCCCGCTGTGCGAGCATGTTCTTCGCCACCTGATAGGCGAAGCGCTCGAGGAGCGGATGCATCTCGAACCAGAGGATGGTCTCATCCCGACCCGCCGCCAGATACTTTGCCGTGGCGGCATTGAGTGCCTGGCACAGCCGCCCCGGATCCGCTTTCTTCCCGCCCATCGCCTTATCCCGATTCTCCCTCTCGGGGCATGACGGAAAGGTCGATATACGCGTCTCCCCCGAGGAGAATTGCCCAGGCCTTCCTGCCGTGGGGCTTCACGTACGGGCCTTCGACGGCATCGCAGCCAACCGCCTGGCAGATCCGTTGCAGGAGCTCTTTGCCGCTCTCGGCCTCGTCGGTCCACGGAACCGCGATGAGGTCCATGTCGCGGGACATCGAACCGTGAACCGCGAGCGCATAGCCTCCCACTTTCGCCTCGGCACAGAGATACTGGTACAGCTGGGCGCAGACCGGGGCGATGCTCATCATCATGCTCCGCCAAGGGGCTTGAGGGCGCCCCTTCCGTCTCCGTCAATCATTCTGAGGACGATCGACGCGACGGGATTGTGGGACGCCTGCGCCTCGAAGATCCCGCGGACCTCCGCCATGTCCTCGGCGGTTGGCTTTGCGCTCTCCTCGTCCGTCACCGGTTCTGCCGTTGAGAACGCCTTGGCAGGCCTCAGGGTACAGTCCTGTTCCTTCTCCCAGGCCATGATCGCCGCGAGCGTCGTCGCGACATCGGGAGGACCGAAGCGTATCGGCTGGGAGAGCTTCATCGCCTCGAGGACGGCGTCAAGGTGCGCCTTCGTGGGGGCGATGCGCCAAGAGAGGAGATGCCTCACATCCCCGCGTATTTCCGCCGTTGCATACTTCCCGAAATACGCCTCGACCCGGTCGAGGAAGAAGTCCAGCATGTCAGTCATGACTATCCTCCCGCCCCAGATAATCTGCGTCGTCCGGGAGCGCATTCCAGGCGGCCTCGGCTTCGGTGATCGATGGCGTGGCTCTCGTGGGGGCCGTGGACGACTCGGCGAGAAGCGCATCGATGTGCGAACAGAAACACGCGAACGAGAAATCGGGGGTGTAGTGCGCACGCTTTCCCTTGCGGGCGTACCAGAGGTCTTCCCAGCGGTCAAAGTACATGTCGATCGCCTTGTCGATGAGGGCCATGTCCCCCGAGAGCCGTTGGTAAAGCTCGCGGCCCCGGAGGTGGTCCTTGCCGGAAGGTGAGATGAGCCTCGATGTCTCCCTGGCGTACCGGGCATACCAGTGGTTTGCCACGGCGAAGTGGGGAGGTGCTTCCTCCTCCTTTTCTGCCTGAACGGGCTCTGAAGGGGAGGGTAGGGGCTCCTCCTCTTGTTCTTTCTCTTTATCTTTCTCTTCTTCTTTGACGAAGGGGCTTAGAAGGGCCTTGCAAGGGGCTTCCGCCGCATTCACGACATACCCGATCAACGAACGGTCCTGAACCTGGCCGAATTCCTGCACAATCCGCTTGAACGTGTTGTCCTGAGCGCTCGTCGGGCCGTTATACTTGAGGTGATTCCTGACGGCGAGTTCCTTCGTCTCGTGGTTGTACCGTATCCGCTTGTGCAGCCTCTCGAAGCGATCGAGGAGCGCCTTCACGGTCTCGATCGAGTACCCCGTCTCGAAGGCAATCTGCTTGATAGAGATCTGGTAGATCCCGCACTGGCTCGTGTGCTCGTTCGTCATGAGGTACAGGTAGAAGTACCGGTCCTCGGGCGTAAACGAGTCGACGAGATCCGGATCGTTCCAGAAGGAACACTGAATAGTCCTGAACACCGCCATCACGCACCTCTCTTTTGAATCGAGGTGGCCTTCAGGAGACCATCGGAGCCCCAGCCCAGGAGAACCTCTGGCCCGTCATGACGGCCGCCCCGGACCCCAGACCTCAAATCCGCTTTTCCAGACACAAGAATCTTCATGCCCCTATCCCCCGGATGAACCGATAGACATGGCCATGGACCGTATTCCGCTCCCCGTGGCACACGCGGGAAATCTGGATCGGCCGAACCTGAACGCCCACTCTCTTCCCGAGGCTTTCAGCCGCCGAGGAGATGGTTCTGTACGCCCTGCCGGTCGTGATACAGATGCAGGGTTTCCCCTTGTACTCACTGTTCCAGGCGCTGATCTTCTGTTTCGAAGCCTCACTCTGTGATTGCCCGCGCCTCATACCCGTCCTCCGCCATCGTCAGCCCTTGCCGCCCGATCCCCGGCGCGCATAAGCATTTCACCAAGCAGTCGGGCCTGTGTCCCGTTCATGCCGGGGCATTCACCATCGGGATGTGCAGGATCATCGCCCCAGCGGATTGCAATGAGGTCCAGCCCGTCAGAGTCCGGACCAACCTCGAAATACTCTCCGGTCACGTCATCAAACATCCGCTCGACATGCTCGATGCTGTATTTATCGCTCACGATTTTTTCCTTCCGGCAGCGCGGTCAATGCTCTCGATGATCTCCAAGGCCACAGCCGCAACCTGAACGAGCTCCTCACGCTGGCGGACTGGAAAATCCTCCGCGAAAGCCTCATAGAACTCCTCCCGGAGAATGTCGTACCAGCTCGCCGTGCCAAGCGTTGCGCGCTTGTCGCAGTTGTTCCGGGCGTACTCGGCCGCCTTCTTGAAGAAGAGAACCGGAGCATCGGCGGGAACCATGGGGTGTGCCTGCACGCCCCACTGCACGTCCTGACGCTTGCGCTCGGCGTCAATCTCATGAAAGATTGATTCACGGCTCATGGTTGAGCCTTCTGACTATCGGCTGCCGTCTCTATCTTCATCGCCGCATCGGCGACAATCCGCTCGACTCTGGTGAGCTCCTCGAGTCCAGCCTGGGCTGATGCGAGTGCCTGCACGTCTCCAGTCCGCCTCGCCATCGCCTGATAGCCGAGGAGAGCATGTCGGACGTGATTCAGCGACGCCCTGCGAGAATGGTTAGGCATGAGGTGACTCCTTCTTGCCCATAGCGGCGCGGCCCTCGGAACGGAGATTTTCGAGCTGTACAATACTCGAATGAGCGCGCCCTGCGTGGACTTGAAACCACTCTGACTCATCTCCGATTTTTGAGTTGTGGAGCGTTGCAGTTACATAGGGGACGACGTTATCGATGCGCTCAACGAGCGCCACTAGCGCCTGTCGCTCCTTCTCCCGGTCGGCGAGCGCGGCGTGAAGGGTGGCGAGGCTCGCCATAGCGTCGTCTTTCCAGCGACTAAAGGCGCTTCCGGGGGCGGCTAATGTTCCGTGATAAAGCACACCGATTGCTGTCTCGACCTGCGTTATCTCATCGCGCTCCTCCGCTTCCCGCTCCGAGTCCAAGGCGGCGCGAGGCTCCCATCCAGTAAATCCGGGATCGTCACAGCCATGCGGTGACATGCAGTCGTCAGGAGCATCCCATAGGCATGTCGAACAATCGTGTATCTCGCTCTCCTCAGACGCGGTGGCAGCGGGCTCAACTGTCAAAGATTCCTTGACAGTTGTCTCGTCCCATTTCGGCTCGGATTCAGCAGTGGCTTCCATGCAATAGCCATATTTTCGTAGCACCTCCATGGTAGCTGGAGGGTCCCAGCAACCATCACCTGCACATGCTAAATCGAGGACAAAATCCCTCGGTAGAACGCGCTCCTCCCTTCCATGCTCCAAGGGCAGAACACGGAATGCATTGATCTGGGTTCGCATCACTTCGGCGAGCAGATCTGCCGTGCCGGCATGGAAGTAAGTCATGTTGAATCCCTCGCGGCCGTCGGGATCTTTCTCACATGCCCTGAGAGCAAGCAGCCCAAGAGCGCGAAGAAGGTCCCAATTATCATGGGCGAAGGCTATCGCCCTGTCGGTCCAGTACTCTCCTGGATTGCCTTTTTTGATAAGTTCGAAACCCGTTTTTTTATTCACGCCCCTACCTCCCTCTGCGCTCCTCTTAACCATGCGCGGCTAGGCATGACCGGCATCCTTTCTGCTGGCCGAGACGCCCTCGTAAAAGTCCGTTGGCGGTTTATCGGGGAACACAGGGTCATAACGCCGGCTGGATCTGCACTCAACGCCCTTGGCAATCGTGCAGAGCCCCTGGTCACTGACATGACTGCACGTATTGCAGTCATGGAGATTTCCGTTAAGGGCGGCGCAGGCGCTGTCATAGACCGACACGGGCATGGCGTCCACAATGCCCGGCACGTCCATTACCTCTGCAAGGGCCGCATGGCATCGTCCCTCATGCCGCTCCAGCCTCGCCCGCAGGCGCTGTATCTCGGCGAGAAACAGCGGGATATCCTTCACATTGGGGCAGTGCATCCCTGAGAGTATCTCGTCGAGCAGGCTGGTTTCTTCTCTCCCCGGAGCCGTCCCATCCGGAGAGGCTGTCTTCACATCTGGTTCAGCCGGGGAGAGTGCGGCCATCAACCTGTCCGCCAGATATTTCCTCTTGGGAGCCCATCCCGTCTTGTCAAACCGATTCCGCCCGCACATATATGCCGCGTCGAGCGCGGCGGTTATCTCCTCCCTTTTATTCATACCTTCGCGCCCCTTCATCCCTGACCCTCCGATGCGGGTTCCTTCTGCCCATAGAGGTAGTAGGCAAGCACCATGAGCTGCCCCAGGCAGAGTTCCTCCTCGGCGTAGTCGAGCACCGACATGCCCCGATTCTTCGCCGCCCGCACGATATCCTGCCGATAGCGGTATCCGTACTCCCGATAGAGGTTCGACCACGCCTCGTGGTAGCAGCGGCCATGATCGCGGGCCCATCCCTCGACGAGTTTCCGCAGCGCTTCCCGCGGAGAGAGTTCCGGCGGTTCGGAAAGCCTTTTCTCCGGGGCATGTTGTCGGGTGAGGATGCACACGGCCTTCACGAGGTCCGAGACCATGACCTCGAGCCTGTCGAGACGCTTGTCCCCGGCCGCCGGCGCCCTGAGCGCATTCGCGCGGTAGATCCCCGCCGCATTCTTCCCGAGCCCCATCTCGATGATGAGGCAAGTTTCGTCGAGGTCGTAGTCCGCGGCCTTTCCCGCCTTCCTGGCCTCCGCGATCTTCGCGCCGATCGACGCGGTTTTCGCGCCAGCTCCTTTCGCCCATTCTTCGACCCGCCGCTCCGACCGCCCGACGGACTGGCCGATCTCCCTACTTGTCATGCTCCACCTCCGGAGACTCCCTCTTCCACCGCTCGTACCACAGCTTGATCAGCGGCTCTACCTCTCCCCGAAGCTCGCGGTTGCCGATCGCCCCGAGAACAACCGCGACGACTTCCCCCTCATCGAGACCCGAGCCGTCGAGGCTCCTGAACACGGACACCGTGGATTCATGGAGTTTCGCAAACGAGAGCTTCAGGGAGGCCCTGTCGAATTCGCCCAGGATGTCAATCATTGGACTCCTTCCTCTTCTGGCCGCAGACCTCCTCCATGCGCCTGCACGCCACATCGAAGTAATGCGGCACAACCTCGCATCCGATGAACTTTCTCCCCAGCCGCAGAGCCGACACGCCCGTGGTGCCCGACCCCATGAACGGATCGCAGACGATCTCTCCCGGACGTACCACCTCGACAAGCCGGTCCATGAGCTCAACCGGTTTCTGCGTCGAGTGCTCACGCTCCTTGCTCGACGGCGCCTTGATCGAAAAGACACCGTCGTGATACGACGCGCTCTTCGTGTCGAAGCTCCGCTGCCCGTTCGTTCCCCAGGCTATGTACTCTGCCTGGGCACGGAACCGGTTTGGCATGGGCCGCGCGTTCACCTTGTCCCAGACCACGATCCCCCTCCACACGAGGCCTGCCATCTGTAGCGCGTCCGTGCACGCCGGCAGTTGCCTCCAGTCGCTGAAGAGGCACACCATCCCCCCTTCCGAAAGCTTCTTCATCGCGTGCGACAGCCAGATCGACATCCACAGCATCCAGCTCCGCTGGTCCTTGTTGTCGCCCGCGAAATCGGCGAAGTAATGCTTGAGCCCCGTCGTTTGGTACTTTTCAGAAGTGCTCCGTGACCGCTCCTGGCTCGTCCGCCCTCCCGATGAATAGGGCGGATCCGTTATCAGGGCGTCGATATGCACGAGCGTCGGGATGATCTCGAGACTGTTGCCCAGATACAAGGTTGCATCGCCTATGGTCTCAATCCGCATTACTGAAAGCTCTCCTCGTTGCCACGTCGATCCGATCCTCCGGGAGAATGGACGGTTCCCCGCACCGCCCGCCCCGAAAGGCCGGAATCCAGTGAATGGGCAGGACCGTCCCCGTTCGCGCAATCCCACTCACCGTTCCTTCTTGAAAATGGAGCGGGTCCGATGAATCCGCGAGAGCGGCAGGGCCCATCCCTGCCGCCCCGACCTACGCCACTCGGCTCGATCTGGCCATCATTACTTCCACGTCATTTCCAGGTTCCTCCCCGCACCTACGCTCATTTGCCGGGCCCGGCCGAAACACGGTGCCCTTGTGCCAATTATGAATGGGAAATGGGCACGTTAGGTTCGGCGCCCACCGTGCCCGCGCACTTACGCGACGATCGCCATGTCCGGAAGTTTTTCGTGGAGGTATTCCTTGATGTTGATCACGGCCTCGTTCCTCCAGCGGCCGCCATCGGCTTCGAAAAGCGCGACCCCTACGATTTTCGTTTCCGTATCGATGAGCTTCATCCTGAAGAGGAACTCGCTTTCGATCTGCTCGATCTCCCTGAAGGTCCTGAAGGGGCGGAGCTTCACAATCGCGGGCGCCGTTTCCTTCTCCGTGAGGGCCCCCGAGACCCCCTTCGCCACGGTTGCTGTCTGCGAGACGCCGTCGTCCTCGAGTGAGAAGTTCGTCCCGCCTCGCACCCTCGACACGTAGGTGATGAGCTTTTCAAGATCATTGCCCGGTTCGAACATCGATCTGAGTGCGATCACGAAGCTCTCCACCTGCAGGTACTTCCCGAAGGGATAGGTCTCGAGTCCTTCGTCGAGGCTCGCCTTGAGGAAGATGTCGCGCTTCATATCGTCGCCATCGACAGCTTTGAGCAGCGACACAGTCTCGTGGTCGACCACATGGATCACATGTTTCTTGAGGTCCAGGGAGTCGATGTTGGTTTTGATGAAGTCCACGAAGCCAGAGAGTGTCTTCACGATCACGGGTTCGGGACGGGGCTCATAGAAAACAGGCTTGAGGTCGTATACGGAGTAGGTCCGGCCATCCACCTCTTTGGTCATGCCATCCAGTGCAAGTTCCTCGATTTTTTCGATCGCTTCTTTCCCCGCGTCCATCGTTTATTTCCCTCCCCCGGCCACAGCCGGGAATTCACTGACGTTGCCGCCCCCTTCAAGAGGAAGGGCCCCCTGCTTCGGGTCGGTCGTATACGCCTTCACCCTATCCCCGTCAGAACTGAGGAGGATAAAACTCTCGTGCGGATTGATTGGCGTAAGCTTGTCGCCTACCGCCACTGTCGTCACCGCCGTCGCCCGCTTCTTGTCGGGCTTCACTCGTATGGTGATCCTGACCTCGCGGACGGCATCCGGCTTCGTGTTCTCGTCCCCAACGTTTTCGAGGAGCCGGCCCCATGCCTCTTCGAACAACTCCTTCACCGCTCCTGAGTTGAGCGAATCGATCGTCACCTCCTGGTAGTCCACCTATACCTCCTTCACTCCATGTCCTGAATGTGCGCAAACAACGTCCAGCCCTTCCCGGAGAACTCTCCTTGATGTACACCCGGGCGCGGCAGGATCGGCGTAAGCGTCGCAACGTCCACGAACACGCGGTAGTGCCAGACGCCGCTTCCCTTTCCACCTTCCGCATTGGGCGGCTCGACCCAGACGAGTCGCTTCGTAGACTCGAAGAGTCCCGACACGATCTCCGCCGCCTTCCCGTGATCGTACGGCGCTTCTTCGCCGGTCTCGAGGTCGATGAACGAAAGCCTGAGGTGCCAGCAGGCCTCGCAGTCCGGATTCCCGAATAGCCCGCCCGAGTGCATCCCCGTGTCGAGCGTGAGAATGCATCGGGCCCGGTACGGCGCGAGGAAGAAGGAGCAGTACTCGGCCTTCCACTCCTCTTCTTTAAGGGCATGGGAGGGAACCCGCTCCGCCTTCTCCTTCTGCCGCTCCGCGATCTTCGCAAGCCCCATCGTCCCGAATGATGAATAGAGGACCATCGCCCTCACTCCATCGCCTGCCTCAAAGAGGCATTCTTTTTCCTCCAGGCGCGGATCTCCTCGATGAGCCAGACCTTCGTCCGGCGTTCGCCTGCCCAGGCCCCGGCCGTCCGCTCAAGGTTCTCCACTTCGGCCTCTCCGAGTTCCCTGACAAGGTGGGCCCTGAACTTCGCCCGCTCCCCGTCCCGCGCGGTATTGCACAGCCTGCACTGTGGCCGGATGTCCCTCGGATCCCACCTCACGCCGCGGTTCGTCCGGCCGATGTAGTGGCCGGCGTCCAGCGTTCTCCAGGGCCGGCGCGTCCCGCACGTAAAGCAGGGAATACGGTCCGATCCTATCTGCCGCGCGGCCCCCGCCCGAACCGCAAAGGAGATCTCCCTGTCGAGCAACTTCTCGAGTTCCGCGTGGCTCATCTCCTCGAGGGAACGCCTCTGCGTCATATCAGTACGTCCCACCCTCGAAGAGCGTCGCAGCCGGAGCGGTATGGGCAATCGGCCGGGTGTGTCGGGCACGCTGCGGCTAGGATGGCCGTAGCTTCGGCCGATATAGCCGTATGCTTTTCGCCCATGAGTCTCACGGTCTTCTCGGGGCGGAATACCACCTGGGCTATCTGATTTGTGATCATCACACCCCCCTAGAACGGCTGGTCCCCTACGTACTCGCCCGCCTCGTCGGGACCGCCAGCAAGCGAGATGGCTTCGCTCATCTGCTGTGCGACCCAGTCGGGAATGTACGTGTCGGGCGTCTCTACCGTGAGAACCGGATCTTTCTTCCGGGGGCGGTACACGCCCGCAACGTCGACATACACATCTCTCCCGTTTCGCTTGAGCTTCCGGACAAGTTCGAGGGTGCACTGTTTCCCGTGGAGATGGGCGAGCTCGAAGCCCTCCTTGAGTTCCTCCTCGGTGAGAGGCCCGCCCCGCCAGTTCTCGAGCACTGCCCTGAGATTGGCGTAATCGGCCAGGCTTGCTGTGTACTCCTTCGAAACCGTGAACCGCGTTCCATCCTTCTTCCGGGCCGCGAGTTCCCAAAGCATGACTACCTTCCGTTTGGGCTTCTCCCCGGCAAAGCTCGCCTGGAATCCAAGGTCGAAGTGGTTCGCAAGGACAGCCGCCTGGAGCCCGTCGGGAATAGGTTCATAGGGAGGCAGCTCTGGTCGCTTCACGATCATAGAGGCGCGCCTTCCCCGCTGCCTGAGCATGAAGGCTTTGAAGTCGGAGTGACCGTAATAATGGTTGCTCCGATACCTCTAAAGTTTTCTCTCCTGTTCGCCTCGGGTTCGGTGCTCTCGATCTGATAGCCGGTATTGTCCAGCGTCTTTATGAGCTCGCCCATGTTTTTATTTTTGCGGTTTTCCGCGCGGGCGGCGGCCTCGACAGGACTCGAGCGCCTGACCTCTCCGACGTGCGCCGTCTCTTCGTATAGGTCGAGAAAGGCTCCGGAACAGAGAAGGGTCCCGAGGAACGAGGAGCCGAAGACGAGGCCCGAAAGCTCCTCCTTGGTGCACTCCGCCCGTGCGGCGAGCGCCTGAGACCCATGTCCCATCATGGCGACGTGACAGCGCGCAAGGTGCTCGATGCTCATGCGCTTCCTCTTTACCGACGGAATCCTGGCTGTGGTGTTCATTGCCGTGCTCCCTTCTTCGATGCTTCGTTCCATGTTTCCATCGCTTCCCTCGCCGTTTCCCTTTCCAGCCCCGAGTACTGGCAGGCCATGCAGTGGGCGTAGCGCTTGCCTTTCGAGTTCACGATCTTCACGCTCCAGCTCCCGCACTTCGGGCAGGGAGCAAGTCGGTGATTCATGGCTCAGCCGCCTTTCCAGCGGGAAACCCTGAAGACTCTCGCGGAGGGCTGGGGCGGAAATGCCTGTGCGCCTCGGAAGCGAGTCGCACCATGACGAGGTCGGCTAACGCCCCGCTCTCTTGCGCCTGGAGTCCTGTGGACTTCATTTCGTGGCCTCGACCTTCGGCGCGAGTTGCTCCTGCGCCGCCTCGAGAGCGCGGATGGAATCACCGCCCGCTTCCTCGGTGTTGAGGGCCGCTGAAATGAGCGCGCTTGTGAACGGGCCCTTCTTCGCTCCCCGACGCTTTAAAACCACATCGAACCGTGCCCCGTCCTCTTTCGTGAGAAGGACGGGAAACCGCTTCGCAAACCGGGATTCGCGCCTCGCCTGGTAGGCCGCATAGCGCGCCGAGCGCTCCTCACGTGTCTCCTTTGGATTAAGCCGTCTCATCGCTTGGTTCCTTTCCCGCGGCAGAACTTAAGCCCCAACGGATCTTTGCCAGTCCGAAACGCTTCTTCAGCGTTGATCTCAGCTAGGACGAGGGCCTTGATCCAAGGACCAAGCTTTCGGCCTGAGCCTCGGATGTACGCCTTCACGTGCATTTTTTCTTTCGGACTCATTTCCATGCATACGCGTAATCTGTTTTTATCCTGTGCTTGAGCCATGTCGTTACTCCAAAAATTGGCGTAAACGCCAAGTACACATTTACAGTATTGGCATATAAGCCAATATGTAACTTATAAAATAGGCCAAACTGCCAATAAATAGCCGATAATGAAGGCATGTCCGACTTCTGGAACCGAGTACGCGAAGCACTCTCTGCTCAGGGCACCACTCAGGAATGGGTAGCTCGAAAAATCGGTATTAGACCTGATTCGTTCAGTCGCTGGATTGGACGCGGCATACTGCCTAGCGTAGATCAGGGCGCAGCTATCGCTTCGGCCCTTGGTACTACTACCGAATATCTTGTGACCGGCAAGGATCCCGAGGGCCTGTCGCCTCGAATACATGCGCTGGCAAAGAGTCTTTCCATCCTCTCCGAGGACGACCTCTCCGATGTCGAGGCCCTTGTGGCCAATAAGCTTTCGAAATACCCTCACAAAGACGCCTGA